TGGTCGCTGAGGCGTCCAGGACGTCGCCGTCAGCGCCGAGGGCGTGGGAGACGTAGGCCCCGGCCGGACCGGCGACGGAATAGGCTTCGGGCGCCAGAAGGGCGCGACGACGCAAGGAATCGTCGCTTTCCATGACGGCCGGGGTGTTGGTCTCGGGACGTGCGGCCTCGATCACCAGGCGCTTGACGCCCAACAGGGCGACCAGGTGATCGAGCATGGCGCCGGTTGCGTAGGCAAGGGTCACGTCGCGCGCCGCATCGTTCACCCGGGCGCGCAGCAAGGTCTCGCGATAGGCGAAGATCTCGATCACCAGGACCAGAGGTTCGCTGGGGATGGCCAGCACCGGCTCCAGCTCCGGCATGAGTTCGATCAGCCTGGCCTTGCAGGCGGCCACGATCGTTTCGAACGACAGCACTTCGATGACCGCCGGGAAGGGCAGTTTCGAAAGATCGACAGCGGTCGAGCCGGTAGACTGGCCAGTGAAGGTGGACATGGCGCCATGTCGCCGCCGCGCCGTAGGGGGCGCGACGGGGCGCTGTTGTCAGAGACCGTCTCACAACATCGAGCGCGACGTTCGCCGGTGCGTCACGTCAGCGGGCTTGTGCGACGTGCCGAAGGAGCATGTCCAGCAGGGCTTCCTTATCTGCCTGGCTGTAGCCGAGCAGCTGGCGCTGAGGATAATCGACTTCCGGGCCGTTCTTGGCGACTCGATCGCGAAGGCCGTAATGGTGCACGGCGGCAAGGCGCTGGGCGCGGCTGGTGAATGAGACCCAGGCGGCGCTTGTGTCAGCGCCAGCGGTCAGGTTCCGGCCGGTCTTCAGCTTCAGGAACATCTTGCGGCCGACGGCCTTCAGCTTCCCGCGCTCGTTCCAGAGCGAGCCGTCCAGGGCGCCCGGATCCACGGATCCGCCTTCAGGGGGAATATGCCGCGCGATCCGGTCGCGCCGGAAGGTGCGGATGCCGCCCGCCTCCTTGTCGTAGCCGATGACCATGGGGCCGTCGCGCCGCCAGCTGCGCATCTCGGCCACGCGGGTCTGGCCGCCCTTGTTGTAAAGGAAGCGGATCGGCCGGGTGACAGGCTGGCGTTCCTTACGGGGTTTCCGCTTCGGCCAGGGTGCGCCGTCGGGATCCGTCTGGGCGGTCATGCGCCGCACCTGAGAGCGGCGAAGGGCGTGGACCATGCGCCGGAGCAACTGCTGGCGCTCGCGCGGCTCAAGGCTCTGAAGGATGGCGCCCGCAGACTCCTCGAACAGGATCAGGGCGTCTTCACGCGCGGCCGCCATGGATCAGCCCGTCACCGGGTGGACGCCGCATTCGGCCACCAGTTCGTCGTTGGCGTAGATGCGATGCAGTAGGGAGGCACGGCCGGTGTCGGCCATGGGCGGATCCTTGCGATGAACAGCGTTGAAGCCGCCGTCTTCGCGCTGTTCGAAAGAAACCGCCTCTGTCAGCTGAAGGGCGAACATGATGTTTGCGGCCTCGGCGTCGAGAAGCTGGCGCTCGAATTTCACGCCCCGGGCGGCCTTGGAGTGGTCCAGAAGCTGCGATTTCTCCCAGCGCTGGAGCCAGATGAGCAGGGGGATCATGATCTCGTCCAGCGTCCCGGTGTAGTCCAGGACGCCGACGGCGATCTCATACTGGTAGCGGAAGCCCAGGCCGGGCGTGGCCAGGGCGTGAACCGAGCCTTCGATCACCTCGATCTGCAGGCGATCGGGGTTGTCTGCGATGTGATGGGCAGGGTCGAGCGCCTTGGTCAGGGCCTCTTTCAGGCTGTCGGGCTTCCAGAAACTCATGGGAGAACCTTTCGCCACCAGGGCAGGCGGCGATCCGCGGAGTCATGCAGCCAGGCCTCCTGGTCCAGGCGCTGGCCGGTATGGACGGCGACAGCGAGCTGACGCGCGGCGTCGCAGGCGACCAGGGCGACGCCGCGCGCGGTGAAGGCGCTCTCGAGGTCGGCGGCCGTGGCC